ACGACTGGGAACTACTAGCCATTGAGCATGGACACCTCTACGAGATAACTTCCAACTCAGGGCCACTAGAGGCTAGGAAAGACCATGACGGCATTGCCTATGGTGCTATCGGCTCAGGTGCAGCTCCAGCGCTTGGATCACTATTTACCGACCACGAGGATGAGGGTAGTCTGTACCAGGCACTCGAAGCCTCAGCAATGCACACGACTAACGTGCGTTCACCATTTCTGGTATTGTCTCTGTAATGCTTCTAAAGGGGAATTGCCTAGAGTTGCTGGCTGAAATGCCTGACAACAGCGTTGACTCAATAGTCACCGACCCACCCTACGAACTTGGCTTTATGGGAAAGTCTTGGGATAACTCAGGGATTGCGTACAGCGTAAAACTATGGAGCCAAGCACTTCGGGTTCTAAAGCCAGGTGGACACCTACTTGCCTTCGGTGGTTCCAGGACATACCATCGCCTTGCCAGCGCAGTAGAGGATGCAGGGTTCGAGATTCGTGACCAGATTATGTGGTTATATGGTTCAGGGTTTCCCAAGTCACTTGACGTTAGTAAGGCAATAGACAAGGCTGCTGGGGCGGAGCGACCAGACCGAATTGTTGAAACACATGGGAAATCAGGCTCGCACGAAAACCCTACTAGACACGTCACTAACGCAGGAACTCCAAGCACCCACGAAGCCCAACAATGGCAAGGTTGGGGTACTGCCCTAAAGCCAGCACACGAACCTATCGTTGTAGCTCGCAAGCCGCTTATTGGCACAGTAGCCGCCAATGTCCTGACCTACGGCACAGGTGCGTTGAACATAGATGGGTCAAGAGTTGGCACAGGAACTGGCGAAACCAAGACGGTTCAATACCCCAACATTCGTGGAAACAATTACAATAACGCAGAAGGTACGGTTGAATACATTGTAACAGACCAGGGTCGCTGGCCAGCCAACGTAATCCATGACGGTAGTGAGGAAGTGCTGGAGGGGTTTCCAATAACTGGTTCAGCGAGACCGGCAAGAACAGGCAGGGCAGGGGGATCGAACAGTGAACGATCTTTAGGAATGACCGCCGACCACATTGGAACATGGCCAGCCGACACAGGAGGCTCAGCAGCTCGCTTCTTCTACTGCGCTAAAGCCAGTAAGTCAGAACGCAACGCTGGGCTAGAGGGATTGCCAGAAAAGCCAGGTGGTTCAAATGCTAAGGGATACACACAAGACGTTGCTAATGGCTTAGACCGCAACCGACCAGTAGCAAACTTTCACCCCACCGTCAAGCCAATCGCTCTTATGCGCTACCTAGTCAAACTTGTCACTCCACCCAACGGCACAGTTCTTGATCCATTCTTGGGTAGTGGCACAACAGCAGTCGCAGCAATACTTGAAGGCTTCAACTGGATGGGTTGTGAGATGACAGAGGACTACTGGCCTATCATTGAGGCACGAGTGGCGTGGGCTGAAGCTCAACCTAAAACACTTTTGTAACCATAATTACAACCTTGTAATCACATAGGTGTAACCAAATGTGGTAGTATTGTATGTTACTATTGGCGTTTCTTGTCCATAAGATAGACACACCCAATAGACGACAGGATGTCTAAACGTGACGCAAACTTCATCAAGTGGGTTTATTCGCACAGAGGATCAGGCACTACTTGACACCGAGGCATTAAAGCTTAGGTCACTAGGCTGGTCTTACCAACGAATTGCCGACTCTATTGGCACAACAAAGGCAACTGCCTACAACCGTTGCCAACGTGCGCTTGCTGCAATACCAGCAGAAGCCGTAGATGAGTACCGCAGAATAGAAGGCCAACGCCTCGATATGCTGATGGAAGTCGCTATGGAGAAGGCACTGTCAGGCGACAAGGGCGCACTATTCGCCATTGACCGAGTACTAGCAATACAAGAACGCGCTGCAAAACTAAGGGGTCTTGACGCACCAATCAAACACGAGGTCATTACCCTTGACTACATTCAGAGCGAGATACGTCGCCTTGAGGAAACGCTAGGGGAAGATGCAAACATTATCGACGCTGAAGTTGTTGGAGCTGAAACGCCTCGAAGCATTGGAGCTGCGCAAACTTGAGGCTGATGCTGAGAAGGCTAAGTCACAACTAGGCGAGTCTAGGTATCGTCAAAGCGCTAGACCCAATCAACTTCCACCCGAAGGCGACTGGCGCATCTGGTTAGTTATCTCTGGTCGTGGCTGGGGAAAAACCTTTACCGGCGCTGGCTGGCTATGCGAGCAAGCACTTAATCACTCAGGAACCGAATGGGCAGTAGTTGCTCCTACCTTCACTGACGTTCGACGTACCTGCGTTGAAGGCCCATCAGGAATAATCAAAAGCCTGTTACCAGGACAACTTTCGTTCTACAACCGCTCCAATGGTCAGATAACCCTGTCCAACGGATCAAAGATTCACATGATTTCTGCTGACGAACCAGACCGAGCCCGAGGATTAAACCTCTCAGGCGCTTGGCTCGACGAGTTTGCAGCTTGGAGATACGAAGAAACATGGACTGCTGGTCTTGCACCGGCGCTCCGAATTGGAAATCCACAAGTCGTTATCACGACTACACCTCGCCCGACGAAACTTATTAAAGAGTTCATAAGCCGCACAGACGGTTCAATAGTCATCACAAGAGGTAGTACTTTTGATAATGCAGCTAACCTGTCTGAGGCTGCGCTCGCTGAACTGCGAAACCGTTATGAGGGAACTCGTATCGGAAGACAGGAACTTTATGGTGAAGTCTTATCGGACACACCAGGGGCTCTATGGAGTCTCGAAATGATTGAGTCAGCTCGTATTAAAGAAGCACCTGACTTTGTGCGCATTGTGGTCGCTATTGACCCTGCGACAACCTCTGGTGAAAACGCTGACGAAACAGGAATAGTTGTAGTGGCTAAGGGAACTGACGGTAGAGGCTATGTCCTTGCAGACCGTAGTTGTCGTGACACACCTTCTGGCTGGGCGCACCGAGCAATTGCCGCCTACCATGAGTTCAACGCTGACCGCGTGGTTGCTGAAAAGAACCAGGGCGGTGACATGGTTGAACTTACAATCCGATCCGTTGAGGCGACAATCCCATTCAAGGGCATTGTGGCTAAGGTCGGCAAACGCCTTCGTGCTGAACCGATAGCTGCGCTCTATGAGCAAGGCCGCGTATCTCACATTGGCGCTTTCGATTTACTTGAAGACCAAATGACCGGCTGGGTTCCTGACTCCGGTTATTCACCAGACCGACTCGATGCCTTAGTGCATGGGTTGGCTGAACTTGGACTTGCTACCGGCGCATCAGCCGACAGGTTCTTTGCACAACTCGCACCGTCTTGTACGGCTTGCGGTATTCCAAATGACGTAGAAGCATTTAACTGTAAAGGTTGCGGAGTTCTATTAAGAGAACCAGTAGCGCAGTTATACACTTCCGGCATCAACCCATCTCACCGAGGACAATAAATGGCTCTATTCCAGCGAAAGAACAAGACTACGCTTGCTGCGGAAATTGTTGCTGAAATGCAAAAGGCAGGGATGGCTAATTCCCCACTGGGAAATGCTGGCGGATACAACTCTGCCTACGCTGCTAACGAAATGTCAACCGCAGGTCAGGGAATCGTAACGACCATTGGACAGGCAATTCCAATGCCTCGCCCTGGATTTGTAGAAGGTGGCGGTGGCTTCGGAGCAATGCTCGGCCCAGCTTCACCACTACTCCCAGCACCGATTGACGTTGTCCTTGACGACTCAGGTCGCGCTCTACCTCGTAAGTACGAGTACCAGACTGCAATCAACCTTAACCTCACACAGACCGAGGTTCCGTTCCAGGTTCTTAACTCACTTGCTGAACAGTGCGACATCATTCACCGCGCCATTGAAATCCGCGTGGGTGACATCATTAAGCAAGAAGGCGCTTGGACACTTTCAGACCAAGCCATTTCAGACATCATGCAAGAGCAGAACTGCTCACACGCAAAGGCAGCTCTTATTGGTCGTGAAACGTACGGCGCTGAGATTAACCGCCTTCGTGACTTCTGGGAGAACCCATACGTTGCTTCTGACCGCACGTTCTCTGAGTGGCTAACTGAATCACTATGGCAGGTCTTTACCTACGACCAGTGGTGTGTCTACCCTCGCTACAACTTCAAGGGCAACGTAATTGGCTTTGACGTTATTGACGCACCGACAATTAAAATTCTTCTTGACAACCGAGGCGACATCCCTCACCCACCACAGCCTGCTTACCAGCAAGTCTTGTGGGGTTTCCCTCGCGGTGAGTTCATTGCTTCACCAGATGCCGACGGCGAGTTCTACGCTGGCTCAGGCAAGGACAAAGAGTTCCTAACAGACCAACTCTCAGTCTTTGTTAAGAACCGTCGCACATGGTCGCCATACGGTTACTCACCAGTAGAAGAGGCAATCCCAGCCGCTTCGCTGTACTTGAACCGCCAAGTATGGATGAACTCTGAATACCAGAACGGCTCAATGCCAATGACGTTTATGAAGACTAACTCTCAGGAGTTGGACATTCACAAGCTGGCAGAGTTTGAGCGTATTCTCAATGGTCGCCTAACAGGCAACACAGCAGAGCGTCACCGCATCAAGGTATTGCCAGACGGGTTTGATCCTGTTGCAATGCCAGAGATGGCTGACCGCTTTAAGTCAGACTACGACGAATACATCATTAAGCGCGTTGCATCTATCTTCGGTGTATCCCCAGCAGCTCTCGGAGTCGTGGCTCGTGCCGGACTCGGTGGTGGCAAGGGCGCACAAGAAGGCGAAGCAGAGAACGTAGAGTCAGTCTCTACTAAGCCAATGGAAGATTACGTTGTCTCAGTAATCAACTCTCTTTCACGTCGCTACCTCGGTGCAGACAAGAACGTGACCTTTGTTCTTAATGACCGCAAGGGCGCTCGCGAAGAAATGGATCGCTCTAAGGCACTACAGACCGCTCTATTCTCAGGTCAGAAGACACTCAACGACGTACAGGGCGAACTTGGACAAAACCTTTACGACATGCCAGAAGCCGATGAACCATTCATTGTTGCTGGTAACGCAATCCAGTTCCTCAAGGGAATGTTGACAATTGACACATCAGGCGAAACGGTAGGACAGAATGACCAAGCGCAAGGCAACGAAAGCCAAAGCACACAAGGCCAAGTCAATCAAAATACATCACAAGGCAGTGTCGGTGAAAGCCAAGCGCCGAAGGCTGGCGTAGGCAAGGACATTCCTGCCGTTGGCGCACCTGCGGATCAGAAGTCAGCAATGACCGAAGAGCTAAAGGACTTTGGTCGCTTTGTCAAGTCACGCCACAAGCGCGGCAACTGGAGAGCGTTTGACTTCACCGTATTTGACGCAGAACTTAGCGACAACCTCAACGAACAGGCGTACTTCATTGTCAAGGGCGCTACACCAATGCCTGAGAACATCTACGAGTGGGCTTCTAACATCGTGAACAGTGAGATAACTGATACCCCAAAAGGTTTAGTTACTAAGCGTCAGATGAACGAATTGCCTTCTTACCCACAGGTAGAGGCAGTGTCAAAGAAGCACTCTAAGGCAATCGGCATTGCACTCGCAGCCGGTGTAGTTGGAGTAGGCGCAGCAATCGCCCAAGCACTTCGAGCAGTTCCAAAACCTCTTGAAGATGTAGCTCAGATGAAGGCAGTTGCACAAGGCGCTGTTAAGAGCAACATTTCAATGAGCAACGCTAAGGCTACGAATGTTCTAAAGGACATCTACACAGCCGGTGGAGCAGCAGGAGCAAAAGACGCAGCTCAG